AACGTTGTGGAGGTAGATGGCGATACAACAACACCTTTAAGGCGCGTACGGTAAGGCACAGCAACGCCACTCGCAGTGTTGTGGTACGACGCTACGTCATATTGCATCATAATCAATCTCCTTTAAAAAGGGGGCCGAAGCCCCTTGAGTTGATTAGGAATCTGCGAATGGTGTAGCAACAGTGCCGGAACCAATAACGTTTCCAGTCACCATGTACTTGTCAGCAGCAACTGCGACAATTTGAAGCCATGTGCCAGCAACACCGCCGGTAGTTGTACCGTTCAAGTTGATGAAGTCATTGGAAGAGCCGTTGGCAGTAAAGCCAACAACTGCGCCAGATGAGTCTGAGTCAACAGAGATTACAGTGCCGATATACACATCGCTAGAACCGGAAGTTGTACCGATCTTCAAAGAGCTTGTAGAGATGGTAGTGGGAACCCAGATCGTGTAAACAACGCCTTCGTTGTTAGCTGTGCTTGGGTCTTGGCCGGGGCCAGATGTAACGGAGTTTGATGATGTGTTAATAGCAGGCAAAGTCAAAGTGACTGCCGATAAAGGCAAGAAATTTTCTAAAGGTGGCGAAATGAAACATGAAGACAAAAAAATGGACAAGGGCATGATGCAAAAGGCTGTGAATAAACACGAAGGCCGTTTGCACAAGGGCGAGTCTATGACTAAGCTTTCCAAGGGCGGCATGGCTGCGTCTAAGATGGGTTCAGTTAAATCATCTTCTAGCCGTGATGGTATTGCCACTAAAGGCAAAACCAAAGGAACAATGATTGCCATGAAAAATGGCGGAAAGTGCTAAATCATGCCAATGACACCAGAAGCTGCAAAGCAATATAAGCCCCGTCGCACACCCGGCTCTTTGGATGATGTCGTTTATCCAGAAACGCGAGCCAAGATGGAAGAAGCCAAACGTGATGTAGAGGATGAAAAAACTCGCTCCAAGATTAAAGCTATGGGCTATGCTAGTGGCGGTAAAGTTTCTTCTGCATCTAAACGTGCTGATGGTTGTGCTACTAAGGGTAAAACCAAAGGCACAATGATTACTATGCGTAACGGCGGGATGTGTTGATATGTTAGCCAGCCGTGGAATGGGAGCCATGCTTCCAAGCAAAATGCCTAAAGGTAAGCGCAAGGCTCGCCGTGATGATACTGACTTTACACAGTATGCTGAAGGTGGGCCTGTTGGCTTATATGCCAACATTAACGCTAAGAAAAAGCGTATTGCTGCTGGTTCAAAAGAACGTATGCGTAAGCCCGGTTCTAAGGGTGCGCCCACGGCACAAGCTTTTATTGACTCCGCTAAAACAGCGCAGAAATAAGAACAATTTTCTAGGATACCAATGACCACTACCGGCTCAACCCTATTCAACATGGATTTCACGGAGATTGCCGAGGAAGCATGGGAACGTGCCGGTCGTGAAATGCGTTCTGGTTATGATCTTAGGACTGCCCGCCGTTCAATGAATCTGATGACCATTGAGTGGCAATCAAAGGGTATCAATATGTGGACGATGGAGCAGGGAATCATTAACCTAACTCCCGGTTTAGCTACGTATGCTTTACCAACAGACACTATTGATTTGTTAGAACATGTTATTCGTACTGGATCTAATACAGCTTCTACCCAAGCTGACTTAACCATCACACGTATTAGTGTTTCTACTTATGCAACCATACCAAACAAGTTACAACAGGCGAGACCGATTCAAGTATGGATCCAGCGGTTATCTGGTGAGACAAATCCTACAAATGCTGTACTTAGTGGTGCAATCACCTCAACAGACACAACGATCACGCTTAACACGGTGGTTGGACTAGCGGGATCTGGATTTATCCGGCTAGGTACAGAAGATATTTACTACACTTATGTATCAGGGAATACCCTTGGTGGTGTATTCCGTGGACAGAATAATACGACAGCCGCTGCTCAGGCAGATGGTACTGCGGTGTTTGTGCCCCAGCTTCCTTCGGTTACTGTGTGGCCTACGCCAGATAACAGCATACCTTACCAATTTGTTTACTACCGACTGCGTAGAGTGCAGGATGCTGGTGCTGGTATGGAAACAGCAGACATGAACTTCCGCTTTCTGCCTTGTTTGGTGGCTGGCTTGGCGTATCACATTGCTATTAAAGTACCTGAATTGATGCCTCGTATTCAGATGTTGAAACAGATATACGATGAAACCTTTGAAATAGCGGCTGGTGAAGACCGAGAAAAAGCGGCTATTCGGTTTGTTCCTCGTCAGATGTTTATTGGTAGCACGTAATGGGAAATAGGTTTGCATCCGGCAAGATAGCGATTGCTGAATGTGATCGCTGTGGGCAACAGTATCAACTGAAGGCGCTTAAGACTGAGATCATTAAGCAGCGTAAATATCAGTTGTTAGTTTGCCCTGAATGCTGGGATCCGGATCAGCCTCAGTTAATGTTGGGTACGTTTCCTGTAGATGACCCGCAAGCTTTGCGTAACCCGCGTAAGGACACAACGTATGTAACTTCTGGTGTTAATGCTGCTGGTAATTTATCAGGTGGTTCACGAGACATTCAATGGGGATGGGCACCTGTAGGTGGGTCTAGTTTAAATGATGCAGGATTGACACCGAATTATTTGGTGGCAACGACATTTGTTGGTACAGTAACGGTATCTTAAGGAGCTTAAAATGGCATATACAAAATCAGCAGACGGCATTGCTAAAAAGGGTAAGACTGATGTTCAAATCTTTCCTAATAGCGGCCCTTCTCAAAAAGAAATGATGGGCGGTAAAGGTAAGGGTAAGGGTAAAACCAACTCTGACATGAAGACTATGGGTCGTAACTTGGCAAAAATTGCCAATCAAAAGCGAGGTTAATCATGGCTACATTTAGCAAAAAGATGATGGGTAAAGAAGTTGGCGATGCCAAGGTCTACGCTACGCCACACACAATGACTGGTAAAGTTGTCAAAGCTTCCGATAATCCCGGTTCTGGCCCTGACCACAGTGATGCTGGAACGGTCAATATGGCTGTAGGTAATGTGTATCGTCGCCCTGCGCCAGAGGCGAAAACAACTGGCATTAAGATGCGTGGTGCTGGTGCAGCTACCAAAGGCTTTATGTCTAGAGGCCCGATGGCATGAACTACAGTGAGCTTGTCACGCAGGTAAGCGATTACTGCGAGAACTCTTTCCCAACTGACAATATGAATGTGTTCATTCGTCAGGCGGAGCAGCGCATCTATAACACCGCGCAGCCCGCTAATTTGCGAAAGAACGTGACAGGCGTATTGACCACTGGTAATAAATACCTTGAGTGCCCTTCAGACTTCTTGTCTGTATATAGCCTTGCCGTATACCCGTACAACACCACAACAGCCACAGGAACCGCTGGTCAAAAGACGATTGTGGTTGCTAGTACTACAGGTATTGCGGTTAACCAGCAGGTGACTGGTACAGGGATTGGTGTTAATGCCCAAGTCAGAAGTATTGTAGGAACTACGATCACCTTAACTGTTGCTAACAGTGGAACTGTATCCGGCGCTGTCGCGTTTCAAGGTGACTACCTATATTTGCTTAACAAGGATGTGAACTTCATACGTGAAGCTTATCCTTTGTCTGCGTTTGCATCTGAGCCTAAGCACTACGCAATCTTTGGCCCACGGTCAGACAATGTAAATGAATTAACGTTTATTGTTGGGCCTACTCCTAGTGCTGCATACAACGCAGAACTTCATTACAACTACTATCCTGAGTCTATTGTCACAGCCGGAACTACATGGCTTGGTGATAACTTTGATTCTGTGTTGCTGTATGGCACTATCTGTGAGGCTTACACCTACATGAAGGGTGATGCCGATATGGTGGGACTTGCTCAAACTCGTTATGTACAGGCTATTGCTCTGTATAAAAACTTGTCAGATGGCAAACAGCGTGCTGATGCTTATCGTGATGGTCAGGTTAGAGCGGCGGTTTCATGAGTAACATTCTGCAAACCCAGACCACTAGCTTTAAATTAGACCTTTATACAGGCGTTCATAACTTAGCAACTAATACGCTAAAGATCGCCCTCTATACGGCTAATGCCAATTTAAACGAAGCAACCACCGTTTACACGACAACCGCAGAGGTGACGGGTACAGGTTATGTGGCGGGTGGCGTAACGCTTACGGGTGTAACCATTAGCTCCTCTGGGTATACAGCTTTTGTAGACTTTGCTGATGTGGTGTTTAACGCATCCGTAACGGCTCGTTGTGCGCTGATCTATAACGTCACGCAGGGTAATAAAGCTATTGCGGTGTTGGACTTTGGGTCTGACAAAACGTCTACAAATTTCACCATCACAATGCCTGCTAATACAGCTTCAGCAGCATTGATTCGTTCTTCTAATTAAGGAGTCAATATGACCACGGAAAAACTCAAAGTAACTGACCACATTACCTGTGGTTTCAAGGCCGGTACACAGTCAAGCGAACACGCCACTGCTACAGGCGTTTACCACGTTGAGTGCCACGATAAAGACGGCAAGCTCAAGTGGTCTGCTGATTCTAAGAATTTGGTAGTTAACGCTGGTCTGGCTTACATGGCTGGTACTGCTTTAACCTCAGTAACCCAGATTACTACTTGGTACATTGGCCTGTACGGTGCTGGTGCATCTAATACACCTGCGGCTGGTGACACGATGGCTTCCCACGCTGGCTGGACTGAGGTTGTGCCTTACAGCAATGCAACCCGTGTAGCGGCTACGTTTGTTACAGCCACAACTGCTAACCCTTCTGTGGTGACAAATGCGGCCTCTCCTGCAACGTTTAACATCAACGCAACTTCCACTGTTGGCGGTGCGTTCTTGACCAGCGGTAGTGCTAAAAATGGTACGACTGGCACATTGTTCTCAGCGGCTGACTTTGCGGCTCCCGGTGATCGCTCGGTTGTGTCGGGTGACGTGATTTCAGTTACCTATTCGTTCTCTCTTGCCGCATAATGTGATAGGATACGTCTTCATTTAACCAATGGAGATGTTATGACATTAGATCTTAGACAGTACAGAATGTGGAAAGCCATGCACCATCGTTGCTATAACAGTAATCTTGCTTGCTATAAAAACTATGGCGGCAGGGGTATTTATGTTGACCAACGATGGCACAGTCGCGTTGGGTTTGACGCATTTTTAGCGGATATGGGCGCAAAACCAATTGGCTCTTCATTGGAGCGCATAGATAACAATGGGCCATATAGTCCAGAGAATTGTCGATGGGCTACACAGCTTGAGCAAGCAAACAATAAACGCAACAACCGTTTGATTGAAATTGACGGTGTTGTTAAAACAAAAGCGCAGTGGGCTAGAGATAGTGGTATTGGTGTAGCAATCTTCGGCGCAAGATTAAAGAATGGTATGCCACCAAAAGAAGCCTTGGCGTTGCCAGTCAGCAAGCGTGGTTTATCTCATTTAACCGATGAAGAAGTGCGTGAGATTCGCAACAGCTATCCGATGACGAGTTGTACGCAACTAGGTACAAAATATAAAGTAAGCAAGAAAGCCATACTGAATATATTGCACAATAGGACGTACAAAGATGTTCAACCAAATTGACCAAAGGAACTAAATGGCTGAAGGCGGCTGGGGTTCTGGCACATGGGGTCAGGCTGGCTGGGGTGATTCAGTCTATGACCGGAGTGTTGCTGAAACTGCGACAGGGACAGATGCCACTTCTTCAGTTGTT